CCAGAAACGTCCTTGTACTTCTCCATCCATTCTTTACCTTCACGCATGCTATCCATCTTGACAGGACCAATCACGGCGCCATCAAGCCCGCGCCAACCTACATCTTTCTGTGAAGGGACATAGTATGTAGGTTGGAATGGTTCTTTGCGTTGATAGCGACGGCCTTGGTCATCATATCCACGGAATAGGATACTGTTGCCATAGCGAAAAACTGACGTGTAAAAAGACATAAACTCTCCATATTATTGTACATTATACCACACTTTATGCAATATGTAAATTAAACAATAATATTACTACGAGGAGTGATTACGTGGCCAAACATGGTTTGGTATTGTTCCCGAAGTGCATCAACAGGTTCTAAGGTGAACATAATATCTTTCATATCAAATTCGATGCCGTTATTCTGTAGAGCATAAGGCATAAACGGCGCTAGGCCTAACTGATTTTGTTGTGTTGGAATTAGCACCGCAATATCATTTAGCAGTAGACTATCGGATCCACGGTCTACTGCTGCCAATAGTTCTTCGCCTGAAGTAAGACGCACGATTTTAATTTCACTCATAATATATTCCTCTTTATGTGATACTTGGTTATTATAACACACTTATTCAATTTTGTAAACAACTATTTTAGGTTATCAGCGTTATCATGATAACCCATTATTTTTAAATAATTAATGGCTCTCATCTTACCATAGAATTCAAAGTACTCAAATATTTTTAACATCATATGATACCTCGTCTCATCAATTCTTTTTGACGATATTCTAATTCTGCATGGGAACCTGATTGACTTAAATATTTTTCAATTTGGCTTCTATCAATATAGTATGACGTAAATAACTCGCTACAAAACTTCCATGCGCTGTTAAGCCGTCTTTTTATTTTTAACATTTTTTACCTTTTGGGTTTAAACTAAAAGCCAAGTATAGGATCACCGTACTTGGCTTAAATCGGAGCACTTCTGGTTACTTGTGGTTAAACCAGGCTTCCCATTTTTTGTCTGATGTTATGCGCATGATTAATCCTTCTTAGATACAAAGGAATACATCTCTTGTGCTTTTTTCATCAGGTCTTCGGTCGAGTAAAATTGAGAAGCTTTTTGTAACTCTTCAACGGTCTTCTGGCCAGCTTCAACCATTTGCTTTGTTAATTCCATATTAACCGCGTGTTGTTTATCCATATAGTCTATAGCTATAGATAAAATGTCAGCACGGATTTCAAAGGGATTTTTATTACTCATTGTGGTTTTGGCAAGGCTGTTGCTTTGTCCCAGAGTAATTTATTGACAGTGATACTGTTGTCTACAAGCATCTTAGCAAATGCTGTTTGTGTATCAAGAAACTTTACTGCTACTGCTTGTAGCTCTGGTTGATCTTTAAAGATTTGATCTGCGACAATTTTCTTTGTCAATTGAAACTGATCGATATAAAAGTTGGGTGTGAACATATTAGTTCTCCTATGTGTGTAGTGTGTGTATAGTAATGGAACCGATTGCTCGGTATCCACTTCTATTTATATCCTGCTTACTTAATACAGGGACAACTAACGAGTGCCAGTCCAATTGTTCGGATACATTTTTACCGTTTGTATCACGACGGCCCTAAGGTGGGTTCTTTAATGAGGCTTGTTTCCAATATTATACTTCGGACACAATTCCCATTCATTCTTTTCCTTGTAAGGAATGATTTTAATCTGACGCATTGGCGCCGTAGGGTGCGCATTAGCCAGGTTCTCAATACTGAGAAGACCCCAATCGCTCATCAACACTGCTACAGTATTACGCCTAGCGATATCGTTTTTTTCAAGATTTGATTTTTTACCGTCAAGCAAAAACAACTCTTTAAAGTGTACAATAAAATATCGGCCTTGTTTGTGTAAGATGTGGCAAGACTGATACAATTTCTTGTCTTTACGAGATGCTACGCCTATACGAGTTAGGGTTTCCCGGATCTTTAAAAAATCATCTGGCTCATTCAAGGCAACTTCCAACATTGAGTTGGGTGTCCATTCAATCAAATTACTTTCTTCCACCTTTGTTCACCTTTTTATATAGTTGTTCTAACTGTTCAGGCGATAGAAGGCTAAGTACTTGACGAGCTTTTAAATCGTTATAACCATAATACTCTTTGATAACATCCACATCACCGTCAGCTTTTTTCTTTTCCCATTTCGAAAAGCGCTTTCGTTTTCTAATAATATTTATACAAATTAAAAAATGTCGATTGCAACCCAAAATAGAAAATTAGTTGAATGCCCCAAATGTGGTACTAAAATGCAAAAAGCCAATATTTCCAGGTACCATGGCCTAGATGGAGAAAAATGCAACAATTAACTTTTTGCCCCACCTTTATAAATTTTAGTTTTTAATAGTTTAAGTTGTTCGTCAGACAGTAACGGCAGTACAGATAACGCCTTTTGGTCGCTATACCCGTAGTATTCTTTTACTATCTCCATGTTGTTATTGTCTATTTTCTTTTCCCATTTCGAAAAGCGCTTTCGTTTTCTAACAATATTGAGTAAAAAATCAAATTGCATTTTTTTGTCAAGCTGGTGGTTGACGTTCATTTCATTAGCAGCAAGGACGGTGTCTGGAAAGTAAGATAATGACCTGTTGATCATATAAGCATTATAAGCTTTCTCAGTTATATTATCTGTTATTAGGTTTTCTTTGCTATAATTAATAGCATTTACAAACTCAAATGGATTCATAATTTATTTGCCAATTCTTTGGTAGCAACGCGTTTGCGCAAGTCACTAGATGAAAACCGGTGGTCACGTTTATTAAAATATAGTTCGATGCCACGGTTACGACATTCATCTTTACCCGTGAAATCTTTTTGGCGGTATTCTTCTCCAAGTATCCGTACATTAATAGGATACATGTTTATTATATCAAGTAAATCAGATTCTGTACAATATACTACTACTTCATCCACATATTTAACAGCATCAAGCTGGACCTGGCGCTCAACAATGCTTTGGACCGGAGCATTTTTTTCTGTACGATCCAAGCTAGGATCTACCTGCAATGCACAGATTAAGTAATCACAAGTAGATTTAGCTTCTCTCAGCATAGCAATATGACCGGCGTGAAGTAAGTCAAATGTGGATGCTGTAAGGCCGATTTTCATAATATAGTTTTTATTTTGCTTTCTTGCCTTTAGCTCTATCACGATCTGAAGCTGCCGCGGCTTTACGGCGATCTGCAGCAATTTCCTTAGCAGACTTTTTCGCATGTACTTCAGGAGCTGATACAGCTGCTTTGTCGAGCGGAGAGTTGCGTTTACGTTTCATAGGTTCTACTACGGGTTTTGGACCTGTAGGAAAGGGCCACTTTACTTTTGGCTTTAGCGTAGTTGTCTTAACTGGCACTGTTTTTGGCTTAACTGGCACTAATTCCTCAACCTCAGTTGGAAGCGGATGCACTTCTTGGTCTACAACACCAGGCCGTTGTTTAAATAAATTATTCCAAATTGTTTTTAACATATCAATCATACTATTTCCTTTATTAATTTTTTTCAAATACTACTAAATCTTCCATATCAGTGTTAAATGATATATTTTCGTAGTTAACTTTTATAAGACCTTTTCGTCCTAACGATGCGCCAGCAATCATCATTTTAAACGTTGACAAGTGGTCAATCACGTCATCTTCACATGCTACAATAGTGCCTTCTGCTTGCAATAGCATAAGAGTTATAATCATCAGTTCTTGCGTTTCTGGATCGGAGTCTCCTGCTTCAGTAAGTCCTGACATATAATCCAAATCAGCCTTTGACAGGTTTGTAAGATAGTTGCCAACACTCATGTACGGATTATTCATTAGATTAGCTGCAAGCAATCTAGTGTGGTTAGAAAATTGCTTTTTTGCTAATACGTCAGGTAACTGCACATAGTAGTATTTAGGTTGTTTTTCGGTCATGATATATCTATATTATAAAACGTTTTGGCGCACTAGATGAACTCAACGTTGGCCATGATTTCTGTCATACACGCAACCACGTTTAGTTCATGGTCAGCAACAAAAGAATTTTTATATTGGTAGTCGGCCAGAATTAAAATTAACTGAGGCAATGATTCCGGTTTCACACGGGCAGTAGCTCTATCGTAAATGGCTCTAAAAATAACAGAAGCATCGGTGTCAATATTATTGGC